AACCACAGATTACACTCTCCACTAAGGGGGGGTTTTGTTTTAAAATGCCTGTAATTGAGATTCCATACAAGCCAAGAGAATTGCAAAAAATTTTGCATGAAAAAATCTCTAAGCACCGATTTAATGTTTTAGTATTACATCGTAGAGCTGGTAAGACGGTGATGTGTATTAATCACATGATTAGAGCTGCCTTGACAAACCCTAATCAACCAAGTCGGTATGCCTTTATTTCGCCTACATTCAAGCAAGGTAAAGCAACAGCTTGGGATTACATCAAAACCTATGCCGGAAAGATACCTGGCGTAAAGTTTAATGAGTCAGAATTAAGATGTGATTTTCCTAATGGCTCAAGGATTACCATATTAGGTGGTGAGAACGACCAATCACTTAGAGGAATATTTTTAGACGGATGCGTATTTGATGAAACGCAAAGCATCAGTCCAAATGTATTTCCTGAGGTCATTAGACCAGCATTAGCAGATAGAAAAGGCTGGTGTATATTTATAGGTACACCAAAGGGTAGAAATTACTTTTATGACCTTTATTGCCAAGCCAAAGAAACGGAAGGCTGGTATGGTGGATTATACAAAGCTAGTGAAACAGGAATATTAGACAAAGAAGAATTAGGTTCAGCAAAGGCAATGATGTCTGAGGACTTGTATGAACAAGAATTTGAATGTTCATTTCAAGCTGCAATTACTGGTTCGTATTATGGTGCGATTTTAGAGAGGCTTGAGCAAGAGGGTAAAATTACCGATGAACTTTATGACGAAAATATAGACGTTGAAACTTGGTGGGATTTAGGCATGAACGACCAAACAGTGATTTGGTTTGCACAGCGTCATAAGAATGAGATTAGATTAATAGATTACTATGAGGCTTCAGGAGAAGGACTAGATCATTACGCAAAGGTCATTCAAAACAAGCCTTACGATTATTCTACGCATATAGCTCCGCATGATATTAAGGTAAGGGAACTAGGTGCGTTTGGTAAATCAAGACTAGAATCAGCACTAGAGTTAGGGATTAACTTTACAGTTGCTCCGAAATTGTCTATTGAAGATGGGATTGAAGCAGTAAGAAAAGTATTACCTAACTGTTTCTTTGATAAGAACAAATGTGCATTAGGCATTGAAGCAATGAAAGCCTATCAAAAAAGATGGGATGATAAAAATCAATGTTTCAGAAATAAACCTTTGCATAACTTTGCTTCGCACTGTGCAGACGCTTTTAGGACTGGCATAGTGGGTGGTGGAATAGAAATGACGGATTGGACATCAACAATAAAGGTAAACACAAATTATATAATTTAAAATATGGCAAAAGTATCAAACGAAGAATTAAGACATATCATTAATAATGAGATTAATAACGCACTAGGATTTTTAGGTGGAGAATTATCTTCTCAAAGAAAAAAATCATTAGAATATTATTTAGGTGAGAAATTAGGAACAGAAATAGAAGGAAGATCACAAGTCGTTTCAACTGACGTTTCTGATACCATTGAAACTATCTTGCCTAGCCTTATGCGTATTTTTACAGCATCAGACCATACGGCAAAATGTGAACCATTCAAATCAGAAGATGTTGCGTTAGCTGAACAGGCAACGAATTATATTAATTATGTTTTTAATAAAGATAATCATGGTTTTGAAATATTATACACTTGGTTCAAAGATGCGTTACTAGAAAAAAATGGAATTGTAAAAATTTATTGGCATAACGATGAAAGTGTATCACAAGAAACATATAAAAATTTAAATGATACCGAATATCAAGTTTTAGTTAATGATGACAATGTAGAAATTGTTGATCATGAAGAATACGATGATGAAAAAGCACAACAACAATTAGATCAAATGGAAAAACTTGCAGAAATGCAAGGACAAGAAATTGATTTACCAAAACCTAAATTGCATGACGTTGTAATTAAAAGAATGTCTAGCAAGGGTAAAATTAAAATTGAAAATGTACCACCTGAAGAATTTTTAATTGAAAGAACAGCAAAGTCTATTGATGATGCAAATTTCGTAGCTCATAGAACAGTTAAAACAAGATCAGAGTTAATTGAGATGGGTTATGATAAAAATATTGTTGAACAACTCCCTGCAACTCAAATTGTTTTATATAATAATGAAAGATTAACTAGATTTAAAGACGTTGATGAATATCCTTATGATCAAACTCCAGATAAATCTACAGAGAGTGTTGAGTTGTATGAATGTTATGTCAAAGTAGATTACGATGGTGATGGAATAGCAGAACTTAGAAAAGTTACAGTAGCAGGAGATGCTGCTTATGAAATGTTGGATAATGAGCCGGTAGATCATATTCCGTTCTGTTCATTAACTCCAATTCCAATGCCACACAGATTTTATGGTCGTTCAGTTTCAGAATTAGTTCAAGATGTGCAGTTAGTAAAATCAACTGTGATGCGTCAGTTATTAGATAATATGTATCTAACAAATAATAACAGAGTCGCAATTATGGATGGCATGGTAAACCTTGATGACCTTTTAACATCAAGACCAGGTGGAGTCGTAAGAACAAAACAGCCACCTAATCAAGTGATGATGCCAATGCAATCCCAAACGATTTCGCAACAGGCATTTCCATTATTAGAATACTTAGATACAGTAAGAGAAACAAGAACTGGTATTACAAGATATACGCAAGGATTAGATGCAGACGCATTAAATAAAACTGCGACTGGCGTAAATACATTAATGAACCAAACGCAAATGCGTTTAGAATTAATCGCTAGAATTTTTGCAGAAACTGGTGTTAAAGATTTATTTAAAAGAATATTTGAATTATCAGTTAAGTATCAAGACAAAGAAAGAATTGTAAGATTAAATAATCAATACATTCCTGTAAGACCGACTGAATGGAAAGATAGATATAATGTTACGATTAGTGTTGGTATTGGTTCAGGTTCAAAAGAACAACAATTAGTATTACTTAATCAAATTTTAGAAAGACAACTACAAGCGTTCCAACTACAAGGTGGTAGAGAATATCCAATGGTCGCTTTAAAAAATATTTATAATACGCTTTCTAAGATGATTGAAAATGCAGGATTAAGAAATGTAGAAAACTATTTTGTCAATCCTGATATGGGTCAGAAGATGGTACAACCACCTCCACCTCCACCTGTAACACCAATTGAAAAAATTGAATTTACTAGAATTGATTCTGAGAATAAACGTAAACAAGCTGAACTTGAACTTAGAATTAAAGAGTTACAATCTGATAATGCTAAAGCATTGTTAGAATTTGAAACGAAGATAAAAGAATTAGAATTAAAATACAATTCTCAAATTGATTCTGCTGCAATTAAAGCAGAGGCAGATTTAAATAAAGCAATTTTATCATCTCAAGGTAAAGCATTTACGCAATCACAACAAGCAGCGATGAATTTACAGCAACAAATTCAAGGATTAAATGAACAGAGAAGAACAAGACAAGTTGAACCAGGAAGTGAGCAGATCACACAAGGCGAAACAGATACTGGAGAACCCAATATTTAAAGAGTCTTTAGAAGAATTAAAAAAATTATATACAACAAGTTTATTTAACACTGGAGCAAAAGAACAAGATACCAGAGAAAAACTTTGGTTAGCGTATAATGTGGTTGGAAAAGTAGAACAACACATTCAACAAGTTTTAGATACAGGCAAACTAGCAACAAAACAGCTAGAAGATTTTAGAAAAGAAGAAAAATCTAAGAAATTCTAACAGCAGTTAGGATAGGCTAACTCCAAATGGAGAGCTTTAATCATAACAAAGAGGTAAATATGTCAGACAATCAAGCCAACCCTGTAGAGGGAGCTGAAACTGATTTGCAAAATGCTGCAAAATCAATAGAAGGTTTATTGGTCGGAAACCAAGAACCGAAAAAACAAGAACAGGTTTCTCCTGAACCACAAAAAGAGGAATTATCGCAAGATAGTCAACCTCAGGAACAGGAAAAAATGGAAGCTGAAACAGAAGCTCCGGCTGAAGAAGAAGTTTCCGAAGAAGTATCTCAAGATGAAAACTCTGAGAATCAAATACAGGAACAGGATTCCACCTACAAGGTCAAAGTTGCAGGTCAAGAATTTGATGTTACCCTTGATGAGCTAAGAGCAGGTTATTCAAGAGATGCGGACTACCGAAGAAAGACTGAAGAACTTTCAACTGAAAGAAAAAGTTTTCAGTCCGAAGCGGAACAACAAAGGCAAGACTATTCTCAACGCTTAAATGAGTTGAATCAGTTAATGGCTTTGACACAACAACAGCTTAATTCTGAGTTTAAAGACTTAGATTTAGAGAGGTTGTACGAAGAAGACCCAACAGAAGCTGCTAGGCTTGAACATAAGATGAAAAAGAAGCAGGAAAAACTTTCTGAGTCTATTCAAAAAGTAAGAGCAGAGCAACAAAAGCAATTTCAGAATATTGTTTCTGAACAACAAAAGATTTTGGTAAATAAAATACCAGAATTTAATGATTCAGATAAAGCAAGTAAGCTGAAATCCGATATGAGGTCATATTTACAATCTTATGGTTTTAAAGATCAAGAGATTGGACAAATTTATGATCATCGTATTGTTATGTTGGTGAATGATGCCATGAAGTACAGAAATTTTCAGAAAGCTAAACCCAATTTAGCTTCTAAAATGCAAAAACCTGGAAAAGTGTTATCAAGCGGTGTCAAAAAATCAAAAACTGATGAAAACTTTGCTAAGAGGAGAGAAAAGTTGGGTCGTCTAAAGAAAACTGGTAGCATCCATGATGCACAAAGTATTTTTTTAGACATGATAACAAAAAAATAAACAATAGGAGAAAAAACTATGGCACAAGTAAGTGGTACTTTTAGTACTTATGATGCTGTTGGTGAAAGAGAAGACCTATCGGATGTTATCTACAATATCTCCCCAACTGATACGCCTTTCATGTCTGCAATCGCTAAAACAAAAGCGACTGCTGTTAATCATGAATGGCAATTAGACTCATTAGCTGCGGCTAGTGGAGCTAATGCTCAGATTGAGGGTGATGAAGTAGGTTTCTCAGCACCAGCTTCAACAACTAGAAAAGGTAACCAATGTCAGATTTCAACTAAATCTGTATTGGTAACTGGAACATTAGATGCAGTGAACAAAGCAGGAAGAAATTCTGAACTTGCTTACCAAATCTCAAAAAGATCAAAAGAACTTAAGAGAGATATGGAAAGTTCATTAACTGCTAACAATGCACCAGTAACAGGAAATGATTCTACAGCTAGAGAATTAGCAGGATTAGGCTCTTGGTTAAAAACAAACCAATCAGCAGGAGCATCTGGTGCTGCACCAGCGACTTCTGGAACTAATGCTAGAACAGATGGAACTCAAAGAGCTTTCACTGAAGCACAATTGAAAGACGTTATTAAGTCTGTATGGGACAATGGTGGCGATCCTTCAATGATTATGGTTGGTTCATTCAACAAGCAAAAACTATCTGGTTTCACTGGTGGTTCAACTAGATTTGACCCAGCAGAAAACAAAAGATTAGTTGCTGCCGTTGATGTTTACGAATCTGACTTCGGAGCAATGCAAGTTACTCCAAACAGATTCCAAAGAGCTAGAGATGCTTTCGTAGTAACTCCTGATCTTTTTGCGACAGCTTTCTTAAGAGATTTCTCTTTAGAAGACTTAGCAAAAACAGGTGATGCTCAAAAGCAATTCATGGTTGTTGAGTACACATTAGAGTCAAGAAATGAAGCTGGATCAGGTATTATTGCCGATCTTACAACTTCATAATCTTTGATTATAAATAGTGGGGGAGTAATCCCCCACTTACAATTAACCTTTCGTTTGGTCTTTGAAGTCAAAAGGCGGAACGAAGCAAACTAAAGGAAATAACAATGAGAACATTAAACGACTACTTTTTAACAGCTAAAGTTACTGATATTTCTACTGCCGGTTCTTCTTTCGTAGCAGTACCAGATGGTGGAAAAATCATTAAAATTTTAACATCAATTAAAAATGCAATCACTACAGCAGATGCTGCGATTACTTTTGAAATTGGTGGAACTGCGGTTACTGGAGGAGATATAACAATAACTCAATCTGGTTCAGCAGCAGGTGATGTAGATTCATCTGAGCCAACTGCGGCTAATTCTGTAGAAGAAGGTGATGCAATTGAAATTATTTCAGATGGTGGTTCTTCAACTGCTTGTGAAATGATTGTTACTTTCGTAATCAGAAGATAATTAAATTAGGGGGTGGAAACACCCCCAAAAAATGAGTATAGATTAAATCAAATAGGAGAAAAAATTATGGCTGGA